CCCGCGGCTCTTCTACACCGCCGGGCAGGCCCTGCAGATTCTCCCCGTGGCGGCCAGCACGACGCTGTATGTGTATGTCAACTACAAGCCGACCGCGTTCAACCAGCTGGCCGCCGACAACTCGGTCATTGACTTCCCCGACGGCGGGGAGCTGATTCTGGCCAACGAGGCCGGTGCGTCCCTGCTCAATAAGGGCGGGGCGGAGTCTGGGGCGGCGCGGGTCCTCCGGGAGGAGGCCCAGCTGTCGCGGACGCTGCTGTTGGACGACCTCCGGCGCTACACCATCCAGCCCACGATGATGGCCTATCCGGATCAGAAGTATGACTGGAGCGGCGGCTGATGGCCCGGGAGCGCTTGGCGGACGCCCAGCCGCGGATGGACGGCGGGCTCAACAGCGTCTCGGATGACATCTCGCTCCAGCCCAACCAGCTGCGGCAGACGGTCAATATGCGCCTGACGGACTATGGCGCGGCCAGCAAGCGGGGCGGCACCCAGCGCACCTCCACCGCCGCGCTGGCGGCCGCTTCGGTGCTGAACGGGTACACGTTCCAGCAGGACAGCGGGACGAACCAGATTCTGGCCATCTCCAATACGGACCTGTTCACGACGACCTACGGGGCCTTCCCGCTCACCTACACGAATCAGGGCGGGACGTTCTCCACGACCGTGGCGCCCGACTTCGCGCAGTTCCGGGATGGCTCAGGGACCGACGTGGTTTATATCGCAGACGGCGGCCTGCTCAACAAGTGGACCGGCACGACGCTGACCTCGGATATCGCGGGCACGGTGGCTGTGGACACGATTCAGGTCCACAATCAGCGCCTCTGGGGCTGTGGGAACAGCAGCTTCCCGGACAGCATCTTCTACTCCTCGCTAAATAACGGGGATGACCTTGGCAACGCTACGCCTCCGGCGGGGGGTGGCCAGATTATCGTCCGGACCTTTGGCGACGAGCGGATTGTCGGGCTGGCCTCGGTCAACACCAGTCTGCTCATCTTCCACCGGCGCGGGATCTCCCGCCTGACGGGGTACGGGCAGGACGACATCGTGGCGGCCCCGGCTGGACTGACGGCCGACGTAGGCACGATTGCCGCCAAAAGCATCGTGGCGAACAACAACATCGCCTACTTCATCTCGGAGCGCGGGCTCTACCGCTGCAACGAGTCCGAGGTGGCGGCGGTCGGCACCCCGACCAAGCCGGACCCCATCCTGCCCATCATCCGGCAGCTGTCATCGTCAGACTTTGACAAGATTCGCGCTGTCATCAACCGAGCCACCAAGGAGCTGTGGATCACGATTCCCGGCTATGGGTGCTACCAGTACCACACGGTGCTGGATGCGTGGTCGGGCCCGTGGAACGGCGCGTATATCAGCCCGGACACGACCGCGCTCTTCGAGACGATTAACACGAGCGGCCTGCCGGTCGTCCTGCGTGGCGACGCGAGCGGCTGGGTCAGCCTCTGCGATGCGCCGGGCGTAAACAAGGATAACGTCGCCGCTGCCGGGACGGGGGGCGATGTGTACACGATGGTCGCCCAGTTCCATCGCCAGTATATGGGTGATCCGGCGCTGGCGAAGGCCCTGCGCTGGGGGTATCTGACGGCCCAGCTCAATGGCTCCCAGAGCTGCTCGGTGTCGTGGACAACCGATGAGGCCACGGGCGCGTATCAGCTTCCTACAAACACGGGAGGCGTTTGGTCTACGAGTGCAACCTGGGGCACGGGAGCGTGGTCTGGGCCAAAGAGCCGAAACTTCCGTGTCCCAATGGGTGGCACGGGGTACTTTCTTGATGTGACCATCACCGACGCTGGCACGGCGCTGCCGGTCTTCAGTCAGTGGCAAACCGAAACCTTCGCCTTGGGGCGTCGATAAATGGCAACGACGGTTGGACAGCATCCAGTCAGTAACCTTACTTCTCCGGTCAACGGCGATCCCCTCAACGCCGATGTGGTGCGGAGCAACGATAATACCGTGCGGTCGGCGTATGTGGACCATGACGCTGACCCCGGGATTCACGTCCAGTCATCAACGCTGGCTCTTCGGCCGGCCGCGGGTACGGCGGGGCGCAAGTGGATGACGGTCGATGGCACGGTGGTGCGGTATTGGTACGACACGGGGTCGGTATGGGTCGAGGGCACGGCGGCTGGCCTGTCTTCGGCGCAGACAATCGCCTTGACTGGCGATGTGACCGGGTCGGTGTCCACGGACCTATCGACCGGGGCCAGCATCGCAACAGCAATTGGGGCTGGTGTCATTGTTAATGCAGATATCAACGCCACCGCCGCCATCGCGGACACCAAGCTGGCGACCATCAGCACGGCAGGGAAGGTTAGCAACAGCGCCACGACCGCGACGAACGCCAATACGGCCAGCACCATCGTCGCACGCGATGCCTCCGGCAACTTCAGCGCCGGCACGATTACGGCTACACTGAACGGCGCGGCGCCGGCCGGGAGCCTGTCTGGCGCAACGCTAGCCTCTGGCGTGACCGCGTCGAGCCTGACCTCGGTTGGCACGATTACGACAGGGACTTGGAGCGCCTCAACGATTGCGGTGGCGCGTGGCGGGACGGGGGCGACGACGATCCCGACCAACGGTCAGTTGCTAATCGGCAACGGCACGGGGTATACCGTGGCGAGCCTGACGGCTGGGTCGAACGTCACCATTACCCCCGGCGCGGGGTCCATCACGATTGCGTCGGCAAGCTCTGGTGGCGATGTCGTTGGGCCGGCGTCTGCGACAGACAATGCCTTGGTTCGCTTTGACCTGACCACGGGGAAGTTGGTGCAGAACAGCGGCACTACGCTGTCGGACACCGGAACGCTGGCGATGGCTGGCCTGCTGGATATTTCGAGCGCCAGCGCTGGGCAGATTAAGTTTCCGGCCACGCAGGTGGCGTCGTCGGATGTCAATACGCTGGATGACTACGAAGAAGGCCCGTTCACGCCGACGGGCAACGGCATCACGTTTACGTCGGCGTCTGGGACGTATACGAAGATTGGACGGGCGGTCACCTTTCGGCTGGATGCACTGTGGCCGACAACGGCCAATGCGTCTAATGCGCGAATTGCCGGGTTGCCGTTTGCTCCAGCGGTGGGTACGGCGTTCGCGGTGTGGTCGGACAAGGGAACACAGGTGCAAGCGCTTTCGTCAGGATCGTCTGTATTCCTCTATGATGTCTCCGGGGTTGAGTACACGAATGCCAATATGAGTACGAAGGCGGTGTCTGTCTCAGGCGTCTACTTCGTCTAATGGGCGTCGGTGATTACCCAATCGCCCCGTTCACGTCGCCGGTCGGCATGGACCGAGCGGCGTATGAGACGCGGGGGAATGACAACGTCCTGCGGGACAAGTTCGTAGACCACCAGGCGGACGCCGTTGCGCATCCGACCTATGGACTGGACGCCAACAAGCCCACCCCGCCCGAGACGGGGATGATTTATGTGGCCACGGACACGGGCGTCTTCTGGTTTTACAATGGGACGACGTGGGTGTCCACGGCGGCGTTCCGGCAGTTTGGGGCGTGGCAGGACACAACCAACCAGACGGCGGCAGCAGCGAATACGGCATACGCGATGACGTTCAACACGCAGGACGTGGCAGACGGCATCACCTTGGTGAGTAGTTCTCAGCTGACGGTGCCGATGAGCGGCATCTACAACCTGCAGTTCAGCGCCCAGCTAGTCAATACAGACTCCCAGATTCACGACGTGGACATCTGGATTCGCAAGAACGGGACGGATTTGTCTGGGACGAACGGACAGGTTTCGGTGCCGAATAAGCACGGGGCGATAGATGGTCACGCCCTGCCCGCGTGGAACTACTTCCTGAGCCTAAACGCCAACGATTACGTTCAGCTGTACTGGTCTACCGGAAACGTCGCGTGTTCCCTGCAGGCGCTGGCGGCGGTCACTCCACATCCAGCCTCCGCGTCGGTCATTGTCACCATGAATCGTATTTAACGATGCCGAAACGCAAGGTCGCCTTCTGGCGCACCAAGAACCCCGAGAAGTCCTCGACCCCCCTTACCCCCGCACAGAAGGCAAAGGCCAAGGCGCGGGCCGAGGCGGCGGGGCGACCCTATCCGAACCTCGTCGATAACGCCGCGGTGGCGCGAGGGAGCAAGTAATGCCGATCCGTAGCAAGGCCCAACAGCGGGCGATGTACGCTGCCGCCGCCGGTCGCGGAAAGACCGGCATTTCCAAGGCCGTGGCCAAAGAGTACATTGAGTCCACGCCCACGTCTGCCTACGCCGACTTGCCAGAACGGGCGAAGCGGCGGATGGCCCTCAAGCGTAAGGGAGGTAAGTAGTCATGGCGTACCAGGATGAACTCGCTGCCGCGAACCGCCTCCCGACCCGGGAAGCGCGACTGGCCGCTCGGAACGCGGTGCGGGCCAAGTACGGGATGGAGACGGAGAAGCGGAAGCGGGGCGGCTTTGCCGGCGCGTATGACCGCAACAAGGGGCTGATTCAGGCCGCCCTTCCGACGCTGGCCGGCTTCCTTGTCCCCGGCTCGTCCATGCTGGCAGGAGCCCTGACGGGTGGCTTGGCGCGTGGACTCGATCGCCCGGGCCAGCGTGGGGTGGGTTTTGATTTCAACGAGGCGGCTCGCGGCGCGGGAACTGGGGCCGCGCTTGGCGGTCTTGGTGGCGGCTTCCGGGGAGCGCCAGCAGCTCCTGCGGCTCCGAAGGCCCCGGCGATGCCGGCGGGCCCGGCTCCGGGTCAGGTGATGGCAACTCCGAACTACGGGGCGCAGATTGGCACGGAGGCGGCGATGGCGGCGGCTCCGGCTGCGGCTGCGGCGGCCCCTGCGGCGGCGGCCGCCCCGACCACAATCCAGAAGCTCTTGGCGGCGGTGCAGCGGCCTGAGGTGCTTGCGCCGCTGGCTGGCGGGGTGGCCGACGTGCTCGGCTCCGCGCAGGATCGGGCGGTGCAGGAGCGCCGGATTCAGTTGGAGGAGGAGCAGATGCGGCAGGAGCGGGAGCGGCAGGAGCGGTTGGCCCAGCTCCTGATGCCGCTCTTCCAGCAGCAGGTGTCTCAGTACGGGGGGCGGCGCTAATGGCGACCAGTAGCTACGCCAACCTCTTCGGCACGACGGGGAGTGGCAAGAAGCAGGGGGTCGGCTTCGGCAACCTCTTCGGCCAGCAGGAAGCCCCGAAGGCCCAGCAGATGCAACAGCCTATGCAACAGCCTATGCAACAGCCGATGCAACAGCCGATGCAACAGCCGATGCAACAGCCCGCTCCGACCTTTGCACAGATGCAACAGCAGGGGCAGGCCCGTCCGGCAGCACCGGCACAGGCGGCTCCGACCCAGCCGGCGATGCTCCAGCAGTTGCAGCAGCAGATGAGCCAGCCTGCCGCCCTGACGATGGCCCCTCTGTCGCCGGGCGTCGACATGGCCCCGCCGGACTCAACGATTACGACGACTGCGGCCCCGGGACAGGTGAACCCTTATACGGGTCGGATTCAGCCAACGCCGGCGACACCGGCGCCGACCGTGACGGTCGGCTCTCAGGCGTACGACACGCTACAGCAGCAGATTCAGGATATCCTGAATCGGCCGGTCGGATACTCGGACGAAGATTTGGCTAAGATGCGTGCGGCCAGCGTGGGCCAGCTGGAGCAGCAGTTCGGCGCAGCGCGATCCGCGTTGGAGGAAGACCTGGCCCGTCGTGGGCTGGCGTCTTCGAGCATTGCCGCGGGGCGGTTTGGGGACCTTGGGGGACAGCAGGCGCAGGCGTTGGCGGGCCTTGAGTCGAACCTCCTCCAGCAGCAGATGGAGGCGCAAGAGCGTGGCCGGGGCCAGCAGCTGACCGCCCTGACGGCGCTGGCGGGTCAGCGGGCGGACATTGATGCGCGGGCGGCCCAGCTGATGGAAGAGGCGCGGCTCCGCGGCCGCGAGATGGATATTACCGAGGCGCGGAACCTCGCAGAGCGGGAGCAGTCCGACCTGGATCGCCAGCTCCGAGAGAAACTCGGCTTGGCGGAGTACACAGGCAAGTTCGATGGGCAGGAAACGTTTGCGGCCCAGCAGGCCCGGCAGAACCTCCTCATCCAGCTGGCGGGCATCCTCGCGCAGGGTGGTGGCGCGACGGCCGGGGCGATGCCGCAGCTCCTCAAGTTGCTGGCGGACCAGTTCGGGTTCCAGTTGACCACGCCACAGGATGACGCTGATTTGGCGAGGCGACAGCGGGAGGCGGCCGACCGGGCTGCACGAGATGCTGAGAACGCTCGCCGTGCGGCCGCGGGACTTCCGCCACTTCCTGACAATACACAGGCCTAACCGAGGAATACCCCTATGGCACGACGTGGCGCATTGACGGCAATTCAGGCGGCACTGGCGGGCCTCTCCGGAGGCGCGGCAGGGTATGTCCGCCAGAAAGAAATGCAGCGGGAGCAGGATCGGCTGAAGGCACAGGAAGAGCGGCAGCAGCAGATGGATATGGCCACGCTTTTGGATCGCGGTTGGATGACCCCAGAGCAGTTCACGCTGGGGCGTGAGGAGATGAAGGCCACTGAGCCAGCGCAGCGGATGCGCCTTGGCGAGCAGGAGCTGGTGCGTGCCCGGACGCCCCAGCAGGAGGCGGCGCTAGAGCGTGGGCGGCAGGCAACTGTGTCGGCCAAGGCGGGCGCGCAGGAGGGCAAGGCTAGGCAGTCGGCCATCGCGGCGGCGCTGGACGCGCAAGGCTCGCGGATCAGTCCGGCTGACCGCGCGCTTATCAATGCGGGCCTGCTAGAGGCGAAGGATGTTCTGCCGCCGCGTGGTGGCGGGGGCGCCCCGAGCACCGCGTCGTTGATGCGCGACATCAACGATCAGGTCGCGCGGTTCATCGCGGCCAACACGGGCAGGACGCGCAAGGCGATCGACCCGGAAACGCGAGCCGAGGTCGAGCGGCCCATCGATGTGCGCGCCGAGGCTGAGCAGCTTCGGCAGAGCCTGCTGGAGCTGTACGGGCTGCGAGTGCCTGGGGGTGCCGAGTCCAGCGCTCGGCCGCGGTATAACAACATCCCGCAGGTGCTCGACCAGCTGGGCCTTGGCGGGGGCACGGGCGCCCCGCAGGCTGGTGGTGCTGCCCCGCGCACCGGACGCCCGCTGGAATTTACGACGGCTACTGGACGGACCTACCGCCTCCCGGAGGAGTAATCGTGCCCACGGATGTCGCCAAGAAGCATTGGAAGAACCTGATGGCCATGCGCCAGCAGGGGGCCTCCGATGACGAGCTGGAGGAGTATCTGCAGTCCGTTGGCGCTGAGCGCGTCAACACACGCACCGGGGTCACCGGCGCGGCGGAGAATCTGGCTCGTGGCTTGGCGCTCGGCACCGTGCAGGCTGGCACCAGTCTGGCGGGCGTCGGGGGATTCCTGACGCGGCCGGTGGGTGGGCGGCGACTTGAAGAGTGGGCGAAGGAGAAGTCCCGCGAAGCGGAGCGCACCTACGACCCCCTAGGTGCCGCGGGCGTGGCTGGCCAGCTGACGGGCCGGCTCGCGGGCGAGGCACTGCAGGCCGTCACGATGGCGGGCCCAGCGGCGAAGGCGGTGAGCGCCATCCCGCGGGTGGGGCGGGCAGCTCGCGCCGGTCTGGAGGGCACGCGCTTGCAGCGGGCGCTGTCTACCGCGGCGCTTAGCTCGCCGGTGGACGTGATTCAGGGCCTGAAGGAAGAGGAGGGCATCGTGCTGCCGGGGCGGGCTGGTTCGGTGGCCGAGAACGTCCTGCTCACCGGTGCGGTCGGTGGTATCCTACCGGCGGCAAGACCCCGAGTGCAGCAGCCCATCGGAGTGCGTCGGCCGCAGGAGCCGGAGCCGATTATCGTCGATCAGCGCCTCGTGCGGCAGGAGCCGCAGCGTCCGGCAGGTGGGGCGGCGCCTGGACCTGAGGGGCCGGCCGGACCTCCTGAGTACGTCGTCAACACCGCGGGCCCGGCGCGGCTGCGGCAGCCGGCCCGACAGATCGGAGCCGGGGCACCGCCGGCTGCGCCTGAGGTGCCGGTGACGCCGGCGGCCGCGGAGGTGGTGGCCCCCTCTGCGGCGCCTGGCGCCAATCCAAACTATCCGCTGTCGTATTACTCGGATTGGCTGTTTGGCAAGCCTGGCAAACGTGGCATCATTACCGAACCCCCCAGGCCAACCATCGCGCAGGGCAACCGCGTCGTTGGCGTCGGAGGAAATCCAAAGGACGATTACTTCTGGCTCGTTGTCAAGGGCGAGGGAAGAAGGAAGAATACCATCGACGTTCGCCCGGTTATGACGGGCGATGGGCTGAAACTTGAGCAGGTTGATGTAACCTACACAGGCAGCGCGGACCCGGTGAGCGGGGTCCTGCGCGGGAAGGCAACCGTTCGCGGTACTGGTCGCTTTATTGATACGCCCGAGGAACTTGTCCCGACGGAAGGCCAGCTGTCTAAATGGGAAAGGGCTGAGGCGCGGCGGGACGCACGGGCGGCACAAGAGGCGGGCGATGAGGTCGATGAGGTCGATCAGATCGACGAGGTCGCGCAAGCCGAGCAGGCTGCCCGTGCTGCCGGAGCTGATCGCCCCGGCATCATGGACGAGCCACTGGAGCGCATGGCGGAGCGGATGCCCCGGATCGCCCCAAGCGCGGCCCGGCTCAAGAAGATGGGCGACGATCAGGTCGCGGAGATGTGGGCGTACTACACGCGCCTCCGGCAGCGGTACATGGACGAGGCTGGCATCTTCGGGGTTGATGACACCGCGACACTGGATCTCATGGAGTCTGGCGGCCGTCCGATGGGCAGGAAGCGAGCGACCAAGTGGTTCGGCACGAAGGAAGAGGGGCGCAAGGTGGGCCGCCTGAGCGAGGAGGCGCTCGGATGGCTTGAGGAGCGCAACATCAGCCTCGACGACTACCGCAAGATGGTGGCGGCCGAGCGTCGCATGTCCGCGCTCGACGGCACGGTCGCCCGGCTCAATGCCGAGACGGAGCGCCGTGGCCTTGATGTCTTCGGGCTCGACGATACCTCGTTCGACTTCGGCCTCAACCGTGAGGGCTTTGCCGCGCCGCAGCTCATCAGCACGCTGGGCGGTGGCGTGGTCGGCGGGACACTGGGTGCGGCCACCGGCGACACGCCGGAGGAGCGTCGTCGGCGCGGCCTGATGGGCCTCGCCGCGGGCGCGGGCCTCGGGTTCGGGGCCGGGCGCCTTCTGACGCGGCCGGGTGCCGCCGGGGGCGCGAGTGGATCGACGGAGAGTATCCGGAACTACAACACCTCGATCCGAGTCGGACAGCGCCCCGAGGCCGCGCAGTGGCTGGGCCTCTGGGAGCGCATCAAGACTGGTGTCTTCTCGGAGACATATCCGCTCATCAAGGCGGCCCGCGAAATGGCAGGGGCGGCCGGCGGCGACCGGATGCTGGAGCGCATTGCGCGGTCGCAGGGCATGGGCATGGCGGCGCGGCAGTACATCGCCGACCGCGTCGAGCCGGTCCTGCAGCAGGCGGCGGGCAAGTGGGGCGATGTCCGGGCCCTGCTCAAGGCGCGGCGCGACCTGAACATCCGGCAGACGGGCGGTGGCATCGAGATCCTCGATCCCAATGGGCGCGTCATCTACACGGGCCCGCGCTCAGCGGCCGCCACGTCGCTGCCCAGCGGCTACACCGTGCGTCCGCTGCGTGGCGGCGAGAAGACGGCGTTCACCGATGACGAGGTGGCGCAGACCATCCGGGACGCGGAAGCGAACCCGGCGGTGAAGGCGGCGGCGGACGCCATCAACCAGGTGTACCGCGACCTGCTCAAGATGAAGCTGGACGCTGGCATCCTGTCGCAGGCGGACTACGATCGCATCCTCGCCAGCGAGGATTTCTACGATCCGTTCGTGCGCGAGTTCGCCACCGAAGCCTCGGCTAGCGGCCCGACGGGCAAGAAGTTCGCTATCGGCGCCAAGGGCGTGCGGCAGATGGATCGCACCGCCGACGCCATCGCGGATACGGCCGACCCACTGGAGGTGCTCCTCAGCTCGATCACACGGACGCACAACGCTGTGGGCCGGCAGCGGGTGGCCAACCTCTTCTTCGACCTGGCCGAGGGCACGGAGTCGCCGCTCATCCGGCGCGTCGATGGCGATGTGACCCCGGGGTCCCGGCGCATCCGACAGCTCCGGGATGGGCAGCCCGTGACCTACGAGGTGCTCAACCAGGACCTGTACGACGCGATCTCCGGGGCCTCCGCTGGCTCACAGGAGGCTGGCTGGATTGTGAAGCTGGCGCAGGCGGTCAAGCGCGTCAAGCAGATCGGCATCACGCAGAACCCGCTCTTCGCGGCCTTTAACATCGCCCGCGATATGGTGGCCTCTGGCATCCAGCGCCCTGACGCGATCCGTATGGCGCGTGAGATGGTCGCTGGGAGCGCGGCTGGTGGAGCGGTCGGGGCGCTGACCGCGGACGAGGGCGAAGGACTGCAGGGGATGCTCCGCGGCGCGGTCTTCGGCGGGGCGGCTGGCATCTACGCGCGGCCGTTTCTCGAGACGATGGCGGCGGCCAAGCAGATCGTCGGCAAGGACGAGGTCTTCAAGGACTTCCTCCGGCAGGGTGGCTCGACCGAGGGCTTCTTCGTCCGTAGTCCGTCCGACGCCCGCAAGGTCCTGACGGAGCTGGAGCGCGGTGGCGTGTCGGCACGCGACATCGTTAACCCCATGCGCTGGCCTGAGGTCATGCAGGCCATCGGCAGTGTGTCGGAGCTGGCGCCGCGACTGGCGGCCTACAAGCAAATGCTGGAGGCTGGCAATACGAAGGCGGCCGCGGCACTGGCGGCACAGGACCGGACGCTGCGCTTTGCCAACGTCGGCAAGGAGACGAAGGGCATCGCGTCGATGACGGCGTTCTGGAATGCCAAGATGCAGGGCTGGGACAAGCTGGCGCGGATGCTCAAGGACCCGCGCACGTCTGCGGTCGCCGCCGCGGCGATCACAGCTCCGACCATGGCGCTCTGGTCGGTCAACAAGGACAACCCGGAGTACTGGGAGCGTCCGCTGTGGGAGCGCAACCTCTTCTGGCTGGTGCCGAAGGCGGGCGGGGGATTCTGGCGCTATCCTAAGCCGTTTGAAATCGGGTACATCTTCGCCTCGCTCCCGGAGCGCCTGCTCGACTACTCGGCGCAGGCAGGCGTGAAGATCCCTGTTGTCGGCGCGGTGTCCTCTGCGTCCCCGGAGATCGCCGAGCCGGGCGAGCAGCTGACGCGGTCGATGGGTGAGATGGCTGGCTCCACGATGGGCGGCACGCTCCCGTTGCCGGACGTGATCTCGGTGCCGTTCCAGTTGGCGGCCGACTACGACATCTTCCGCGGCCGCCGTATCGTGGGCGACCGCAATATCCCAGCGCCGCAGCAGGTGACGCCGGAGTCGTCCGGGCTCGCGCGGGTGCTGGCCGAGCAGGCCGGCGTCTCGCCTCAGCGCACCGACTTCGTTGTGCGCTCGACGCTGGGCACGCTGGGTCAGGCCGGGTCTGGCGGGCTCGATTGGGCGATCCGGCAGGCCGGTGGCGAAGCGCCGGAGCCGGCCCCGCGCAGGGGCCTGGCGGACTTGATCCCGCAGCGCTTCACGACGAAGACGTACTCGTCCACTGAACTGGAGACGCAGGCGCGCGATCGCCTGGCGGCGCTGGAGCGTGTGCATCGCGGCCTCACGGTGGAGCAGGCCAGCAACGACCCGGATGCGATCCGCGCCTATGTGAAGGCCAATCGCAAGGACCTCGACGCCTACGATAACCTGAGCACGATGCGTCGGGCGCTCGACCGCACGGCCGCCGAGCGTCGTGCCATCATTCGCAATGTCGCTCTCAAGCCTGAACGGCGACAGGAACTGTTGGATGCGCTGCGCAAAACTGGTGACACCCAGGCGCGTCAGGTGCTTAAGTACCGCTCACGATAACCACCCTCTCACCATGTCCAACGAAAAGTCTTCCATCATGCTGGTCGTCGCCGGCTTCTTCGGCAGTCTCATCGCCGTGGGCAAGGCCAGCCACGGCAATATGCGGGACAACCTCCTCGCCATCAGCGCGGGGACGAGCAGTGCCTACTTCCTCACCCCGGTGGTGTTCGAGGTCACGGGCATCGCGGCCAGCTCCCAGACGATGAGCGCG